AATACTTTAAAGATGAAAATGAAATTATATTTTATGAACACGGCAACCTTGAAGATCTAAAAAATAAAATAGATAAGTACTTGTTAGACGGTGTATCAAGAGAAGCAATCAGACTTAACGGACATGAGAGAACAAAGAAAGAGCACACCTATGTTCACAGATGGGCTAGCATTTTAGAAACCTTAAATATAAAATGAAATATTTAGTTACAGGTGGTGCTGGTTTTATTGGATCAAACCTTGTTGATAAGTTAATTAGTCTTGGTCATGATGTTGTTTGTATTGATAATGAGTCTGCAGAATGTCATGAACAGTTTTATTGGAATGATAAAGCACAAAACTATAAATATGATATCTGTGACTATGATCTAATTTCACCACTCTTTAGTGGCGTTGACTGCGTGTTTCACGTTGCATCTGATGCAAGAATACAACCAGCAATATTAAATCCTAAAAAATCTATTCAATCAAATGCAGTAGGAACAGCCAATGTTCTTGAACTTTGTAGAGTTAATAAAGTAGATAGGCTAATCTATTCAAGCACATCTTCTTCTTACGGGAAAAAGGCTTTGCTTCCAAACCAAGAAACACAATCACCTGATCCATTAACCCCATACTCTGCTGCTAAAGTCTTTGGTGAAAACCTTGCAAGGGTTTATTACAACCTTTATGGATTAAAGACTATATCCCTTAGATACTTTAATGTTTATGGAGATAGGCAACCATTAAAGGGTCAGTATGCACCAGTAATAGGACTATTCTTAAAACAATATCATGAGTCAAAGCCATTGACAGTAGTTGGCGATGGGTCTCAACGTAGAGATTTTACTCACATATCAGATGTAATAGAGGCAAACATCCTTGCATCTGAGGTTAAAAATGGATTTGGTGAAGTGTATAACATTGGATATGGAAGTAACTACTCTATACTTGATATTGCTAATATGATTTCAAATGATATTAAATTTATCCCGCCAAGAATTGGTGAAGTGCAAGAAACTCTTGCGTCTAATGCCAAGTTTAAAGATTTAACTGGATGGACTCCAAAAGTATCATTAATAGAATGGTTACAGAAATGACCAAAATGAGAAAAGTAAAAATAAATGGTGACTTTGAAATTACTTTGCCAGAACATCGTGCTGCACGTCCAGAATGGTATGAACCGCATGGCTGGGAAAAACTAAGGCTAAAACATATGTCAGAAAATATTTCATCTGGAGATGTTATGTATTATGTTGGTGCAGAGGAAGGAGAGATGCCTGCCCTATGTCAAATGTGGGGAGCAGAGATTGTTTTATTTGAACCTAATCCAAAGGTTTGGTCACACTTCCCATTGCTTTGGAATGCAAATAACTTAGAGTTACCATTAGTCTGTATTCCTGGATTTGCATCTGATAAAATAAACAATCTTTCACGCATATATTATAATGAATGGCCGCCAGAAGTTAACAATGAAATTCAGGCAGCGCATGGATTTAAAGAACTATACCTTGAAGGAGATACCTATGGTCAGATTACCATAGACTCTTGTGTATATGATCATGGTATTAAACCTCCTACCGCCATTTCATTAGACGTAGAGGGTAGCGAATGGAAGGTGCTTACAGGGGCTGAGAGGGTCCTTAGAGAGCACAAACCTAAGATTTGGCTATCTGGACACCCTGAATTTATGCTACAGCAATGGGATGAATCTTTATATAATCTTAGAAAATGGATAAAGGAATTGGGATATGTTGAAATAATTTTAGACTATCAGCATGAGGTACACTTATTTTATGAACGATCTTAAAGCATATCTTTATTCAGTTAAACAAGAAGATTGTGCTGCTGATAAATGGGATTACGGATTATTAAAAGAATTTTTTAATAAAAATGTTATAAAACCAAAAAGAGTAACAACCCTACCTAATGTAGATAGGGCTTTTGTTGTTATTCCTGGACCACAAAATGTAGATTATGAAGATCAAATATCTAAAGAGTTAAATAAAATAGGCAGGGTAGTTTTATTTATTACTGGAGATGAAAGTGCTACATTTAAAGTTGATAAGATAGAGCATAGTAATATTGAGATTTGGATTCAATACCCGCACAGAAAACATTCACAATATAATAAATTGGCGTTAGGTGTTCCACAACATCTATCAAATAATTTACCAGAGTATCAAGATAAATCTTATGATGCATTTTTTTCAGGACAGATAACACACCAAAGAAGACAAGAACTTGCAACTGTTATGCCTGAAATACCAAACTCTTTTTATAATCCGACTAATGGTTTTGCAGAAGGATTAAAACCAAAGCAATACTATGACAAAATGTTTTTATCAAAAATTGTTCCTTGCCCTAGCGGAGCAATGGTTGTTGATTCATTTAGATTCTATGAAGCAATTGAAATGCTTTGCTTACCTATAGGAGATAAATTAGATTCAAAAATGCAGCGCACAGATTTTTTTAATTTTTTATTTCAAGGTGAGCACTCAATAAATACTCTTGAAAATTGGCAAAACTTACCTAACTTATTACCTGAATTGTTAAATAACTACACATCTGAAATGCATCAAGTTGTTTGTTGGTGGATCAAATACAAAAGAGATCTTTTTATTGAGTTAATGAGGCAAGTAAATGCATAAAAGAGATATAACAATTGTCATGCCTACCTCTGTAATTTCAGATCACCCAAGTACAAAAATAATAGATCAAACTATTAGTGATATTCGTGTTCATTTTCCAGACAATGAAATCATTATGCAAATAGATGGTCTTAGGGAAGAACAACAAGATCGTAAAAAAGATTATGATGAATATAAAAATCGCCTTCTGTGGAAGTGCTTACATAAAGATAAGAACATCTTACCTTTTATATTTAAAGAGCATAGCCATCAAACAAATATGATGCGTCAAACAATTAATGAAATTAAAACACCGCTATTACTTTATGTTGAGGCTGATGCTCCTTTAACTCCAGATACACCAATAGACTGGGACAAGTGCTTGGATATGTTTGAATACAATAAAGCAAATACTATTCGTTTTCATTATGAATCATTTATACCAAAAGATCACGAACACCTGATGTTTGGCTTAGAAGATGGTTTTATGAAAACCATACAATGGAGTCAGCGACCACATTTAAGTAGAAAAAAATACTACAAAGACATTGTGCTACCAAGATGTAGAGATAAATTTTTTATAGAAGATACATTTCATGGAGCAATTCAAGATGATATTTCTCCTTATGAAGTATTTAATGAAGAAGGTTGGGAGATGCACAAACTTTGGATCTATCATCCCGAAGGAAGCATTAAGCGTTCTTATCATCTAGATGGTCGCCAAGGCGGAAGAAAATATACTTCCGATGATCAAACTTGGGGTTATAAAGAATGAGACTAGGAATCATAGCAAGATCAGATAATACTGGCCTTGGTAATCAAACTAAAGAGTTAGTTAATATGCTTAACCCTGATAAGATTCTTTTAATTGACTCTACCCCGTTTAATAATAACAAGCAACATCCACACTGGTATGACCAATATAGTTGTATTAAAACACAAGGTTTTCCTTCTGTTCAACAGATAAAAATGTTTTTAGGAGATGTAGATGTTGTATTAAGTTGTGAAACATTTTACGATCAAAATTTTATAAGGTTTGCAAATAGACGTGGTGTAAAAACTATTCTTCAGTATAATTATGAATTGTTTGGTCACCTGTCAAACCCAGAACTACCATTACCAACTGTATTGTTATCGCCTAGTTTATGGCAAATTGAAACAATTCAAAGCATGTTTGGAGATAGAACAAAAGTAATTCATCTTCCGCCACCTACCACTCCTGAGTTATTTACAACTGTAAAAAATAATAACATTTCTAAATCACACAATAAACTATTACACATTGCTGGTAAGAAAGCAGCCAAAGATAGAAACGGTACTGAAACTGTAATAAATATGTTAAAACACTCCAAGGCTGATTATGAATTAATTATTAGAAGTCAAAGTGAAATAGTAACTAATGTAACAGACTCAAGGCTAAAGATTGAAATTGGCAATCCAGAAAATAGGGAAGATCTGTATAACGGCTTTGATGCTATGGTATTACCTAGAAGATATGCAGGACTGTGTTTACCAATGAATGAGGCTTTGCTTTCTGGCCTCCCCGTTTTTATGACAAATGTTTCACCCAATAATCAGATCTTGCCACAAGATTGGCTGGTTGACTCAGACTCTATAGGAAGCATTAGAACAAAGGTTAGAATTAATTTGTTTGAAGCAAATAATGTTTTGTTAGCACAAACAATTGATAAGTATATGTCTATCAATGATAAAATTAACTATAAAGAGCAGGCTTACGAGTTAGGGTTTAATAACTTTGCACCAACAGTATTAAAAGATAAATACCTAGAACTTATTGCTCAAATCTAGTTTTTTTGTTAAACTTGTCTTTAAGTATTTTATTAAATATACTATTAAATGAACTGTCTGCACTAGACAAATATGTATGATCATCTATGTTTAAATTATAAGACTTAAGAACTAGTGGTCCAGAATTGTAAACCTTGACGTCTTCCATTTGTGTGCCACCGACATTAAACTTGTTTCCATATATTGATCTCCATAGGAATTGATCTAAAAGTTCTAACACTATCTTTAATTTTTCTTTTTCCATAATCATTGGAACGTGGAGTTCATAGTCTAGTGGGTTCTCAAATCCTAACGCTTTAAGTTTTTTGTATGTGCCTGAAAGTTTTCTGGTGTACTGAGAGTTGCCATTTAATTTTTGGTATAAGTTTATTTTATCTAACAGGAAGCCACTATGAAAATCTTGTATCTTTTCTATTTTTTTAATTATATAAAAGTCATCATTCATTAAAATAAAAGATTCTGATATTTCTTGTGAAAAACAAATTGTTTCTAAATTTTTTACAGCATTTTTATACTTTGATTCTTTTTGTTCTACCTTTATGTAGTTGCCTACATACCAATCAGGCTTACCACCAACAACCCATATTTTTGCGTCTGGAAAACTTTCAACGACAGATCTAATTGAATACTTTAATTCTTCGTTTATTCCGTCTTTACATATATATGCAAAATCCATATTTCTCCATTGTAAAAATTAAGAAAGGCGAATCTATTTTATTAAATTCGCCTCTCCTAATTAACTAACTACTTCTTTTTAGCAGCAGCCTTTTTCTTTGCTGGAGCCTTCTTAGCGGGTACAATCTTGCTAAGTGCATCCGAAACGGCACCTGTATCTGGCAATACGCCAAATGCTTTGTCGTTAGGATTGAGTGCTCTCAATGCAACGGGCGCTAAAGCAGCAACTAGTGCAGCCCATAGATCTTTTGGATCAGTTACGCCAGCCATGTAAAGTGCAAACACTGCGCCAAGGACAGATCGTCCGTATGATGCTAGCATTGCCTTTGCCTTATCGTTTAATAAGTTATTCATTATTCCTCCTAGGATATAACTTGTGTTAGTGTTTTATAGCCAATCCATAAACCAATAATTCCTGCGACTCCCGCAAAAACTGGTGGTGCTGGTACTGGCAATTTGAATGCTGCGAACACAACACCGCATCCAAAACCTGTGATAATTGATAACAAAACATCTTTCATGTTATTTTTTCCCTTGATCCATTTCTGGTAAAAGCGCTAAAAGTTTGTCAGAATAGTTGTCCAAACCTTTTATTCTTAACTCATCTGAAACCTCTTTAATAGTTTCTTGTGACTTCTCAATATACTCAAAAGCCCAATCCCTTGAGTCAGAAAGAAACTTTATAAAATTTTCCTTGTGTAGCGTATCGTCAGACATATTAATACGATTGTTGGCTTGAGAGTTTAATTCTTCAAGTGCCCTGTTTTTTATAAAAAGTTCAGCCAGTAGCAAGTTAGATTTCTTTAGTTTATCAAAGGTAGCCCAATAGGATAGTCCAAAAGAAAAAGACAGGGTGGCAAAAAATATCAAAAACATCATCTCCATACTATCTATTGTACCTTACTCTGGACATCATTAAAGATCATCTTCTTCAATGTCAAATAAGTCTAACTCTGATAACTTACTAAGCCTTGAAGCAAAGAACAAACTAATTGCAACAAGAATAGATATTATTGATAATGATAATATAATTATTTTCTTTTTCATTTTACTATTGTTACTCCACATCTTAGACAAGCATTATAATTTTTCCTAGTAAAAGGACATGATCCAGCATCAACTAATAAATGTTTTTTTATTTTACAAATAAAAAATTTTAACATTTTTATTCCTCCTATTCTTTTATTGTATCA